AAAGTGCAACCTGCACTTGACCGTTTGCGAGTGCTTGAACTTGCAGCGTTGTTGTAGGTGCTTCAAACCACTTGAATGATTCTGGAGCAACAATGAACGCTGATTCATCGATTAGTGTTGTAACTGCCATGTGAGGATCAACCGCTAAGTTAAGACCCAAAACTTGACCAGTGATGCTCTGACCAGATGCGTTACCTGGAGCATTTGAAGGTTGCGCCGCTGTAAATAGAGGACGATTTGTTGTGTCATCTGCAGAAAGGATTGTCTCCCACCATGCAGTATTAGCAACAAGGTTTGTAGCAAACTTGCCAGATGCTTTGTAAGCTGCTGGAACTTCTTTAGCAATATATGCCTTTAGTCCTGCAATTGTTGCAGCTTGTGTTGATGCTTGTGTACCTGATGCTGTAAATGCAGCAATAACTGCTCCATCGCAATACTTAGCGTACGCATCACGGAGCTCAACCATCAAGGCATCCATGAACGCAGGCGAACTTCTATCGAGGAGTTCCCAGGATATGGTTTGGATTGAAGCTGCTTTCTTAACATCAACAGTTACGTAAGTTGAAGTCATTTCGTCGCCACCAAGTGCGCCGTTTTCAGCTTCGATTGTTACAGAAGGTGCTTGAGAAAGCTTTGGCAATGTAAAAGACATCCCAGAACTTGGTAATGCGCCTTGTGAAATTGAATCTACTGCTGGGCGACCCTTGATTGTATTTGTGTAAAACTCATTTAGATGTGGTGCCAATGTCAAACCAGTGTTTGATGCTGTGTCATCAGTAGCGCGAACTAGACGACGAGCTTCGTCATCTCCCATTGCTGCCTTGATGTTAGCTTCTAGATACTGACCTGCTGTAAGTGGTGCAACGCGCTCACGCACGCTTGTTACAGCAACAGTTGGGCGAGCAGCTTCTACCGCTGCCGCTTCAACTTCTGGTGCTGCAACTGTCTCTGGAGTATTCTCCACAGCTGTCTCGCTTTCTGTTTGTTGGATTTCTTCTACTGCTTCTGGAGTTTCCTCAGCAGCTATTTCGGTGACCATTGCCGATTTAAATGCGGCTTCGGTGACCAAACTGACCTCGAATAATTTAGCTTGTGATACATACATAACACCAGCCTTATTCTTTGCTTTAATTACTTCAACGCCTACAGAAAGACCTGAAACAAGTCCTTCCTCAGCCATGATCAAACTTTGAGTTCCCTTATCGCTTTTTGATACAGCGAAAGTTGCATAAATACCATCGTTAGGAACTTCATTGAAAAATGTTGCGCGACCACGTGGGTCTTTCATATTGTGCTGATTTAGTAACTTGACCTTCTTAGCGTCGGATGGAAGTTCAATGCTTCCATTTTCAAACACAACGCGACCAGCAGAAGTATTACCTACTTCACCTGTACCGACTGGAACAATTTTTCCAGAGATTGTGCGTTCTTCTAGGTTGGCTGTTAGATCAGCGGAAAAGGTAAGGATTCTATTTTCCATTACATACCATTGCTTCCGTTAGGTGTTAGGTCAGTCATTTCCATCGCTTGTTCAATTGTAATGAGTCCAAGCGAAAGCATTTTTTCGATTACAAGTAATTCATCCATTGGATTAGCGCGTAAGAATGATTTATCTAAATCAAAACGCACTTCATTTCCATTGGCAGTTACGTCATTCATACTGAGTCTGTCCTCGACTGCACTTATGAAAGGTTGCAAAGTTAGTGAAACAAATTGTTTTCTAGAATCTAACAAATTGCTGTAAGTCATACTATTGTTAGCATCCGCTGACAAATAAAAAGCATCGATATTGCAAAGTCTCGCAACTTGAGTGCTGTAGTCCTGTTTTGCTTCGTTGTACATCATTTCTTTAGGTGAGAATGATGTAGGCTGATAACTAAGAGTAGAGGTCAAATAAGCTGTTGATCTATTTGATCTGGCTTGTTTCCAAGCAGCTAATAATCCAGAAACTTCTTTAGGATCAAGGTCAGCACCCGAATTTGAAATATAACCAGTCGGCATTGGAGTTGATGCACTCATGGCACTGGCAATTTCTAAATCTAATGCACCGCGCAAAACTCTAGCGCCAGTTGTCAGGATTCCATCATTAAGAGATTGGAAAGTTACAACATCGTTGTTTGAATAAAAGTTGTTATCAATTAAATAACCATCGACTTGATATGAATTATCCATAGAGTATTGTGGAGTAATTCTAGAATTAGGAATCCACTCGTATCGAGATGGACGACCATCTTCCTGATACCGTTCGCGAACAATCCACAGAGACCAACCATAGAAAAGCAAACTGTCAATTGTGTAGGCAATAGTAACTGCACGTGGTTGATTAAAGGCTGGTTGATCCATCCACACTGGTTTGCCAATTTCTTCACCAGTTGATTTACGGTAAAGCTCTAATGGCATTGAGGCAATAGTTCCGCAAATAAGATTTCTTGCGCGAACGACCGAAGGAATTTCTAAACTTTGGCTTCTGTCAATTTGTGTTACATAACTGTAGTTATATGTAGGACTTAGAACTTGCGGGGCATACTGCGCTTGAATAGAAGGTTTTGTATTTTTAGATTCACCACGCGAAAATATACCCATTTAGACATCTTACCATACTTTGTCTAATTTTTGACAATTTATGGGTATTGTGTCTAAGTAAATATCTGTGGCTTGGATTGTGGTTGCATCAATCTTGAAACAATCATTGCTAACCCAATAGGTGCCACAATTGGTCCAGCACTAGCTTTGCGAATCAAGCGCCATTGTGAGTCTGTGGATTTGGCACCACAGTTATTCATTTGATCATCAAGAATCTGTTGCCCTGCGTGAACGACGTGTTTATTATCAATTGCATCTTTAAGCGTCGAGCAAGCGGCATAAAACTCAGCTCCGACAATTGTTTCTACCACAACGCCTGATTTCTGCAATCTGTCAGCTACTGCCAAAGTGGAATACCTGTCATACAAAACTGCCCTCGGTTTGTACAAATCGCACCATCCTTTTATTTCAGAGGCAATTTTTAATTCATCTACAGATATTTGCGATTCCCACGTTTGGACTAAAGCAACGCCAATTCTTCCATCTGGCAAAATTTGACCTGCCATAAGAGCTGCGTTTCTTCTACTCATGTCAATATCAAATGCAAATACTGTCAATGGACCAGGCGACATTTCCATTGAACGATCACAAATATCTTCCCATGATCCTGGGGTGAAGGGTGACGACAAACTGGAGACCCATTGACAAAGCGTTTCTGTTCTTGTTGCTTCAATAGTTGAGGTTGCTACGGTTTCCTCAATTGCTTCTTCGGTTATTAAATATCCAAGTGAAGGATTAGCCATAGCCCATGCTTTACGATCCCAAATATCACAAAATCCTGGTGCGCTGTATTCATAGAAGCCAAGTGACTTAGGCGGATGATTTAAGCATTGTTCATGTAAGTCGTTCAGCACTTTACTAAAAGCATCTCCAGCATTGGATGTAAATATACGTTGCGAATTAGAGCGCGTCAATGTTACTGATTTAGAAGCATCCATTGCAACTTCTGATACCTCTCGAAGCTCATCAATCCATAGAAGGTCAGCAGAACGACCACGCGCTCCATCGGATGTAGCTGCTACAACTTCTACTTGTGCGCCTGATTCTAAAATTATTCGTTCTTGTCCGTTAGTTCTGTAAACGCCTTTCTTAACACTGCCACCTTTTAATTGGCATCGAAGAAAATCATTGCGTTCAATAATATCGACCATTATGTTAAATGACTTTAATGCCATTGATCTATTAGAGGACATAATGAGGATGTCCTTTTCCCCAAAGCAAAATAGACCTGCCAAGACACGCATACGAGCAAGATGACTTTTCCCGCTTTGGCGGGCTATTAAAAGCAATATACTTCGCCTGATGTAGTTGTTATTCTTGTCCACAGTTAAAATATCTCGCAAGATTAGTTCTTGCCATTTCAATAATGGCTGACCAATCTGCTCAGCAAATTTAATTACTTCCTCGACGCGAGAATTTCCCTTTAACCAGGGACTGTGAAGCCTCGGTTTCAAATCCCCTATAAGCTTCTTTTTTGATTTAGTTGGACTTGTCATAAGTTAGGTTTTGGTTGTCCAGACATCGGACCAGCCTGGACTGTGCTGGTGGTTTTCGGGTACAAATTGGCAGG